GTAACATTTTTGTTCGCTCTTGTTGTTCCTTCAATATAAGTAGCAGGAGATATCAAACAAGCATTTTTCTTTCCAGCACACGGTACCTTACTTAAACCATACAACAGCGACTCAAATTCAGCAAAGGTTTTAAACTCTGCCAATTTGTGAGTCTTGTTGTCATATAAATCATTAAATATGGTGAATGCAGTATCAGACATATAGCTTGAAATATTCTATAGTTTTCTCAAGGCCCTGATGTAAACTTACTTTTGGTTCCCAATCTAATTCTTTCTTAGCTTTAGTTATATCTGGGCAGCGTTGCTTAGGATCATCGAGAGGAAGGGGTTTATTTACGATTTTAGATTTAGTGTCAGTCATCGCAATTACCACCTCGGCCAGTTCACGTATTGTAAATTCTACAGGATTGCCAAGATTAAAACAAGGGTTGTTTAAATTTACATTTGTATTCATTAAACTAACAAGACCGTCAACCAAATCATCAACATATTGGAATGATCTTGTTTGAGTACCATCTCCATATATTGTAATGTCTTCACCACGAAGTGCCTGCATTATAAAGTTTGACACCACTCGCCCATCAAGTGGGTCCATTTGTGGCCCGTAGGTGTTGAATATTCTAGCAATCTTCACCTCAGTCCCGTATGATCTGTTATAATCCAAACATAAAGATTCTGCGGCACGTTTACCTTCGTCATAACAACTACGAATACCATTTGGATTTACATTACCAAAATATGATTCTGGTTGCGGAGTGATGCTTGGGTCTCCATAAACTTCACTGGTAGATGCCTGAATTATAGGACATTTATTTGACCGAGCTATTTCTAGGACATTTATCATGCCGTAGACATTCGTTTTCATTGTGTGTACAGGATCGTTTTGATATGCTGGAGGTGAAGCAGCACAGGCTAAGTTGAATATCATATCAACAGACATCATAGAATAATGGTTTACAATATCGTGTTCAACCACAGTGAAGGGCATACCTTTCGCTGTATCCGAGTTTGGATTCAAATGCTTGATATTAACCATTCTGCCGGTTTGAAAATTGTCTAGACAAATGACCTCATGACCGGCGCCCAACAATCTTTTACAAAGATGGCCGCCTATAAATCCTGCGCCGCCTGTTACCAGTATTTTACTCATCTTCTACATCCACGTAGCGTAGCAGAGTATCTTCAAATCGATCAAGTTGTGGAAACCAAATAGACTTAGTTTTATGTGTCATAGGTTGTTCCATTCTTTCTGCAAATAATTGATAGTCTTCTTCACATCTAAAACGTACCCTTACTATACGATGCACTCCGGCCTCGTCTCGTTTACCACTAGAATCATGAACATACTCAGGCATGCCATCCCAATCTAATGGCATGGATTCTTCTTCTTGTCCAGTATTGACAAATAAACTGTTTACTACAGGTCTTTTAACGGCCATGGCCTGATATTCCTCATTTAATTAGATTATAATCTATTATAACACAAAGAGATGGTGTTGTCAACCTTAATCAACCTTCGGTTCTTCTAGTCTGGTTAATTCCATTCCGTAGTTATCAACACCTTTTTTAATGTTAAGGCCTTCTTTCTTGATTAATCGGTTATTCTCGAAAGATCGATAGTCCACATGATGATGCCACCGGCCGTATTTTTCCACAATCTCTACAACATCTGGGTGTTGATCATACAAAGACTTGGCAAACTTGAATCGATTGTCTTTGTCAGCGCCATAGACTTCATCGGTATTACCACCTTTCATGCTCAGAGTACCTGTTTTACCGCAAAGAAAAGCATTGAACAATATAGTACAATCCCCGTCTTTCAACACTCTAAGACTTAGATCAGTGTCCTCATTATATTTGCCGCGCCACCGGTGAACAGTATCGTTGGCAATTAACAAACAACTGTAGACGCGAGTGTTTGCCAGATATGCTGGACGAGTAGTAGATCGCTTTGGTATAAAATAGAAATATTGCATTCCCGCAATCTTGACATTTTCATATCGATCTGTAAAATCCTCTGCGGCACGAAAAGTTGTGCCAGAAGTTACACGGACTCGTTTGTTCTTGTTGAATCGATAAAAACATTTAATGTTGTCGTCAAGAATCCAGTGGCGTTCATGGCCTTCAGATATACTGTGATCCCAAACCCAATTTCTAGCAGGTATACTTCCTTGCCCTAGATTGCTGAACGGCAACACCAATATTTTAGCAGGGTCAATAACCGCAGCATATTCATCATACTCCTGAGGCTCGATTACAATCCTGTAGGGAACCTTCATCAGTTCCAAAGCATCTGAAGTCTGGCGAGATTCCCACCGACCCTTCGATATAATATAGACAGGATATTTCGGGTTCATTTATAATCGCCCAATAAAGGTAACAGATTTGGTTCAGAATAATCCTCTCCTTTCAAAATCTTACCATCACTTCGATATATAGGATTGCCGAATTGATCCAATTTTGACATATTAGAACGTTGAACTTCATTAAAGGTTAAGTCTAGAGGTATACCGTAGGTATGGCCTGCACCGTATGTCACATACAGAATATCAGTTAAGGCATCCGCTATCTCAACCATATCGTCATCGAGCACCGCCGCCTCTAATTCTAAGAGTTCTTCCCGTATCAATTCGATGCGAAGCAAGGCCTCGGCTTTAGTTGGAAAAGCCGGAAATGTTCGTACAGGTTGCCCAAAGGTTTCCATGAAACGCCCTACTTTTGCAAAGTTACTTTCAGAATTACTCATAATTATCTTTTCCTGTTTATACATGTATTATACACTAATTATTAGTGTTTGTCAACAACTATTTACATAAAGTCAAGAAGACTCGTGGTTGGTTCGATTTCCCAACCTATGGCTGTCAATATAGGCAATATGGCGTTTGTAAATGATTTTTCAAACTGCGTATTATAATCTATGTGTCTATTCAACTGAAGTTCTGGTGGCAAATAATCAGGATATGATATCACATTTTCTCTGATAGGATTAGGCACCTTTAGATAACAGAACTTTATCTTTTCACCATTCTTGGCCAGATCGTATTCTTTTAATCCGCGGTCATTAATATGGTGATTATAAAGCAAAGCACCTCTGACATGGATAGGAGTTCTTTTTCCGTATATCGTAAGATTGTTCTGAAACTTGCCGATATCACTTAATCCACGAGGAAAAGAAATGTCTTCAATAGGCAGGGTGAAGAATTTCGTCTTGAACTCCGCAATTGATTTTTGTGTTTTTTCTTCTGATCCAGATATAATGACCTTGAACATAGATTTTAGCGCTTCACGACAAACCGCAGGAGTGCTTGATTTAATTGCCTCGATACCCATAATTTTCATCTTAGGTTCTGCATATTGAACACCTTCGCTGTTGTGTACATTCAGTATATAGCGTTTCTTCGCAGTCCATATACCAATATCGGCAATAACTTCTCTTTCCATAACCATACGATTTTCATAAGCATCAGCATTGGTTGCCATTCTAGCATATGATTGTGCTATCATAGGTTCAAATTGATCTTTGCACATTTTATCAATCAACTCAACAGTCTTTGCTTTATCTTCACCTAAACCAAGTTTCTTAACTAAAGGCCCGAAGTTTAAATAATTAGAATCTGTATCAGCGGCCACAACATAGTCAACATCAACAGAATCTACAATCCGATTCATAAACTTATTGAATGCTTTATCGGCCCAACGAACTGCAAGTTGACCAGACAAAGTAATTGCTTCTGCTATACGAACATCGTAATGTCTGAAATGTCGATTACCCATAGCACCATACAAACTGTTCATAAGTATCTTGATTGACATTTGCTGATTGTCTAAAATAGAGATAGCTTTTTCTAATCTAAACACTTCCTGTTTATCCGCTTTATCTACATTCTGCAATAATTGCTGATTGGCCAACATCGCCTTCTTGATTTCTTTTCGCTGTGCATAATAATCTACGATGATCTCTGGGATTATACCTCTTGAATCCTTGGTAAAATGAGCACCGTTAACTGCCATAGAAGTGTTTGGGTGTACATTAATAGGTTGTTGTTCGTCCAAAAATAGATCAACATCACAACCTCTGGTCGTTGGGTCAAGAATAGTCTCGGGAGACATATTAAACTGTGTGATAATAAGAGGATAAAGTGAAGCCAAATCGAATGAAACAATCCAATTGTGAAGTCCAACTTGCACAGGTTTGACATAACCACCAACAAAGGGAATCTTCGCTTTGCTTGTCTTGGGTTGCAGTACAATGTTTCTATCATGGAGCTTTCTGTATATAATAGCATCCCAAATTGCTGTTGTACCCATTGTGTCCTGATAATTCACACCGCCTCGATAGGCCATGGTCATTGCAAGCGAGATCAATCCTAATTTATCTTCAATGCGGTTAACAAGTTCAACGTCTTTGATGTTGTAGTCAATAAACAACTGAAAGTTTTCCGTATAAAGACCATGCAAACCTTTGTATTCCTCATAAGAGATCTTTCGTTCACCAAGAACAACCGACGCAATATGATCTAACTTATAAGATTCCTGAGCGCCAAGAGTATTCAATGTGAACTTTTTAAATAGCTCTAGATAATCTAAGGATGCTACACCTGTAATCTCCCAAGTTTGTTGCTTCTTGCCAAATATATTTACATCTCTTGGAGATATAAGACCCCAAGGAGATAATTTCTTGGCAAATTCTTCACCAAGTACTCGCGTTATCCTGTTAACCAAATATGGTATATCATAAAACCGAGTGTTCCAACCAGTAATAACATCCGGTGTATTAATTGGAGACGACCAATGTGAAACGAATCTCATTAGCATATTTGCTTCGTCTGAGCATTGGTGATACTCTACGTCTTTACGTCTATTATCATATGCTTTCATGCCCCAGACATAATATCTATCTTTTTGCCATAATGCAATAGATATAATTCGATTCGCCGCTGTGTCTGGCGCTGACCACCCATCATCATATTCAGTTTCAATGTCGATATTAGCAACATTTATCTCGTCCCGATTGAATGATGTTTTGCCTGGGTATTGTTCCTGAATGTGTTGAACAATATAGTTTTGATTGCCGTATACTTCGAAGTTAGGGACGTCCTTGTATTGATCAACAAAATCCTTTGCTTCTCGCATGGAGTCGAATTTAATAGGGGAAACGTCGATCCCATGAAGTGATTTGTGAGAACCGTCACTGTCAGGGATATACAGTGTAGGTTTAAACTTTACTCGTTTCTGATCGCGGTGACCGTCTTTATAACCACGATAAAGCAGAGAATTGCCGTATCTGGCTACGTTGGTGTAATATCTCATATGAATCCATAATTAAGTGGGTAAACCCATTATATCATAATAATGGGTACTTGTCAATGTTTAATAAACTATTTTGGATTCTGGCGTAATGATTTGTTGAGTTTCGGGAAAAATGCTTCTATAATGGGCCAACAATTCCGCATTAGGTTCAGTCATGAACAATATTGCCTCTACGTTCAGATCTAGACCTTCGTCCAAATCTGCGTAAGGCATAAATCTGCCGACAGCAAGACCTTCATCAGTCGGTATGATTATGGAAATGTCGTTTATAGTCATTTTACCAAGTGTGTACGATGCTGTGATTTCTGCCAGAAGTTCTTCACCTGAAGTCAATCTTATTAAACTTATTTTATTCGTCATAATGTATATTCTCTTTAATGTAGTTTGTTAGCTAGCAGTACCTATATTGTATTTGGGTATAAGTTCCCATTTATATTTGTCTTTATGTGAAATGATTTTAATTTGTTTCAGAGGAGCAACATCTGCGGCCTGATCTTCATTTAGTATCGTAATCAATCCCCAATCAGACAATAATGTCGTAATGCTATTTCTTCTCTGAATATCATTTTCAAACAAGTTAGACGATTTTCCATCTAATAAAAACAGTTCTTTAAAATGTACTATAAAATAGTGTCCTTGTTTGTGTAATATATGGCATGATTGAAATAGTCTATTTTCTTTTTTCGAAGCAACACCCATACGCGTAAGAGTTTCTCTTACCTTTAAAAAATCGTCTGGAGCACTAAGAGAGACTTCTAGCATACAAGCCGGAGTCCATTCAATTACTACGTTTTCGTTTTCCTGTTCCACCTTGGCACACCCTTTTGGATAGTTTTATCACTTGTTCATTAGATAATATTTTCAAAACTTGGCGAGCCTTTTCGTTACTATAGCCATAATATGTTTTGATCACATCGATATCGCTTGATTCCTCAGCTTTAAACCACTTGGAGAATCGTTTGCGTTTCCTTAAAGTATTTAT